GTAAAATCTGTTAATGTTATCAACAATACTGGGCGCAAAAAACCCAAGTATAATTTAAAAAATGGTAGTCATAAAAAAATTACCACAAGAATAGTTGAATATGATGCTATTGATTCTTATGTACCGCCTGTTTTAAAAAAGAAATTAGATGAACAAGGCTTTCTAGATCAAAGTGATGTAAATTTAATAAGCAAAAATATTGAAGACAGTATTAATGATGTTAGCGATGATGCTGATAGCATGATTAAATTCAAAAATTGTAAAGAAAGTAAGCTTATTGTGAAGGACATGCCTGAACCCATAGCACTAACTGTAATTGATCCCCCGTCGGATGCTGTAATTAGCAAAGAGGAAATTAACGGCGAGCTTAAATTAATTGAAGTAGTGCCTAAAGTTAGTTTAATTTGTACTGATGACGAAGAAGTTTATAAAAAAGATCGCATTTCTGATAACTTAGAGATTCCTGTTGACTCTAATTGGAAGTTTGGCACAGCCGAAAAATATGCATTGACTATTGAAGTGAAAGCTATGGCTGCTGCATTCCCAGGAACTCAATTTGTTAAGCTTGAGGAAAAATCAGATATTAACGGCCATCGACAACCAATAATTAAGCCGACTAATCATAAACACCCTATTTGTGCTGAACAAAGATCGTATTGTGAAACTGTTATGTATCATACTGCGGCCGGGAATGGAGCCCGTATTATAGTTGGCATTGGTGATAATGTCAAACGTGTTCACTTAACGAAAAAGATGAAAAGATATTCTATTAATAAGATAATGCCTCATGATGATGCCGATTTTGCCCGCTCCATTAAGTGGAATAGTTGTCCCGGCAAATATTGTATTTGTGGTTTCACTACTGACCCCTGTAATCATGAACTAGGTTTACGAACCAAGCATGTTTCATATCAAAGCGTTGATTCTTATTATTATCCAGGGGTTATGGAAGGTATGTTTGCCAGACTTGCCAGCAACCCTTATGCAACTGGATATTTTAGTGGATGGGTTGTTAAAGCTGTACCTGAGAATATAGTAATGTCGGACACGGGAGAATTTATTTATGAAACTTATACGACCACCTCTATGGAAAATGGAAAAATTTTGAGCAACCCTCATAATATGCGCTTTACTGTTAAGCAAAACCAGGAAAGTTATGAGCATAAAATGCTACGTTATGGTACTAATGCGTATATCACTATAGAAAACTGCCAGAATAATTTATATTCTCGATATCAAAATCGGCAGTTTAGAACTTCATGCTTGTACCTTATGGGCAACGATGATGCTGCTTATGGTGTATTTCAAGTGACTTGTGTTGATCCTAGTCAAATTAGTAGTTCCTTTGAGCAACTAGCACGAATGATTAAGTTGAGAGAACCAATTCGCCCCAAGATCAAAAATAACTTTGTAATCGTTAAAGATGTGGGCACGTGGCAGAGACAATGTATGAACAGTTGCGACATTAATCTACTAAAAATTAATCAGTGTAGTGACGTCATTATATACGATGACAAGTTTGTTGTAGTTGGTGCAAGTACAGCGTGGGATGAACAAACTGCACTTAAGGCTATACGGCTTGAAGCTAAAATCACCGTCAGCAAAGATATTATAGCCAATTTGTATGAACATGTACCCCGGCGCTTGAATATAAATGCTTTTGATCAATTTGTCGCCCAGGTGAATTCAAAAACTGGTTATGACATAGGCAAATGTGAGGAATTATCGATAGTTCTAATGCGCATGAAGGCTTTGTCAAATATTAATATTGCACATAATTTAAATGACGAAGTAGTTACTGCAGGTTTTTTAGGGAGTTTTGACTCTATTATTAAAACGACTAATTATGCTTTTGACGCCGCGAATAGATGGAATTTTTGGCAGCGCTTCCCCTATTATCTTTCTATACTAATATTGGGACTAATGTATTTTATAATTAGCGTTTTCGTTTTTGACAAATTTTTCTTAACTTTCTTTGTTCCAGCATTATTTTTGTTTGCTGGCATTATGTATAGCTTTAGTTGCTTATCTAACACCAACGGTTGGGATACCCGGTTTGCTTGTAGCACAGTTTTTCAAATATTTGTTATATTATGCTTCACTTTACTTTTCAAAAATCATACATGGCTTTTGTATTGCCTAGTTATAATCGTAACGTTTCCTACTTTGTTTTGGACTCGGAATTGGGCTTCTGTTATGCTGCTCACCTCACTATTGCAAATACCGTATTCTTTATCTACTAATCCTGTTATTGTTAGTACTGTGTGTACAAATAATGATGTTTTTGAGATGGTTAATCAGTTAATGTTATGGAAACTTTTGTGGAATCGTGCGAGGATGTGGGCATCCGACAATGTAGTTAATGTTGTTACATCTCATAATAGAGCTTTAGAGTTTCCAAATTACGGAGTGTATTTGCCTGAAGAATTAAATCTTAGTATTTGTAATGCAAAAGAGAAGTGCGATTTACTAAAACAAAAATCTCCTATAATTACTGGACATTCATTCTTAAATGCCCCTAGAGTTATACACAAGTGTGATCGAACGTCGGTTGAAGCGGCATACCGTCAGTTTACGGGCAATGTCAGGCCTGATTCTAAAATCCTGGAAGACTTTTCATTGTGGTTCAAAAAACACAAGATACCTGAATTTATGAAATGGATGGATGATTATACACATACGCCTAATTTTCTTGATTGGCTTAACAGTAAAAAACCCAGTAAACGAATACAATACCTTTCAGCTTATGACAATTATCAGGGTAAACAATTTGGAAAGAAACTTAGTTTTTTTGAATTCTTTTATAAAAACCATGTTAAGTTGGATGAAAAGATCGCCATAGACTACAACTTACCCGAAATGAAGTTGAAGTCACGTAATGTAACGGAACAGCATGATGTTAGTAAAGCCATTAGCGGTCTTTTTTTCGACTACGTTTCTGCCATCGAATGTAACTATAACCAATCCTACGGTTCTGGTTTAAGTTATGAAGGCCACTGTAAGCGATTTGAATCGTGGGAACTACTAGGCCAAAGCAGGTATGTGTGTGTTGATGGTTCTGCGTTTGATTCTACACAACATCTTGAACTGATGCAGATAGTTGATGAAGCTATTTATCTTTCAATCGCCGAAAGGATCCGCCATGATGTTTATTGGTGTAAGTTCGATGATCTTTTAAATGTTATAAAATGCCACATTATTATTTCTTATAATGAGCGCATGGCTTATGTTCAGAAAGGCACTACGGCATCCGGGACCATGAAAACTTCTAATGGAAATTCAAGGCGTTCGTTGTGTTATCTTCAATATATTGCTTATAAGACTGGCATGATTTACGGTCGCGACTGGTTTTGTGAAACAACTGGTGATGATGCTATAGCCAAAGTTAAAGCCAGTTATGTGGATAATTTTATAACCAATGCTTATAAATACGTATATACTAAGCCTGTTACCCAACCTTTGCTAGAGCCTGTACAGCATGGCCTAGGCCAGATAGCTAAGATTTTTGAAGTTACAAACTCGATCAAGCAAGCTGAATATATATCCAGTCACTTTATAGAAACTGATGAGGGCGAAATTTTTATGATGAGAAAGTTAGACAGATTTTTGCAAATGACGCCTTACACACGCTCTAATACATATGCAGATTATCACCAGGAAAGAATTTTAAATTATAAGCTTTTGTTTGCAGATTACCAAGAGTTGTTGTCCTGGGGTAAGAATTACTCATTATATCGAGCTTTCCTTCGGTTCTGGGAACGCATTTTAAAACAAGGTGTTATTGAATACAATATTGAATATGACTGTAATCTTGAAGAGAGGGATCACTGTCATGTTAATCGTATGGATTCTCGCAGATACATTAATTTAGATGATTACTTTTTAGATTATGCCTGGCAACGATACAATATCACATCCCAAGATATCGATCAGTTGATCGATGCATTAGATAATGCAAAACCTGAACTTTACCAAGTTATTTACTGTGATTTGGTTGAGAGAATATATCCTGGTTCGAAGTTGAAGACGAACCTTACTCAATATTGCTATGAGGGGGACCAGAGAGTATATAATGGAAAGGGTATTGAAATGCCCGAGAATCATATCCCCCCAAAGAAGGCTCATTATAGTATAGCTAAGAGGCCTATTAATGACTTTGCAGGAAATAAGCCCCTGAAACCAATGGACCTAGAAGGCACCTTAGCAGGGTTATTTTCCTCCACGGGAAAAAGGGTGGCAAAACCGGAAAGAGAGGGACTGAAGGGGAGAGGAATTTATTTCTCTCTTTCTTCTTTTCTTCTTCTATCTGGTTTCATGCTGGATGAGTGGGCAACCATTCTCCCCTTGAAACAACAACCAAAACAAAAAAATACAAACGAAATTTTTTGCATTTTTTTTTCCGACTCGGAAGGGTTTGAAAATTTTTAATTGTGGGAATCACTTGTAAACGACTTGGGCTTTTTGGGACGGGGTACTGTGAGGGGTAGAGTGACCTATTTCGCGTCACGATCTTCTGAGATTCAACCCTTTTTTTGAGGAAAAACTTGTTTTTCCTCTTCGTTCCGAG